GCTCCGGCCGGGGTCGAGGTGACGTATAGGTTTCCGTTTGGGTCAAGGAGTGCGCCAAACACCTGCGTGCTGGTATTCGTGAAAATTGCAGCCTTCGTTCCGCTTGCCGTTATGCCGACGCTAGAGGCGTTCGGGAAATAGATACCCGTCGCCAAGTTTCCCGTATTGGTAAAGTTTGGCGTACTCACGCTTCCGTTGTACGTTGCATTGTACGTGTTGCCATAGCAGTTGTTGGTGCAGTTGACCTGCGGAGCGTCGAGGACGGTATCCGAGTGGATCTCTTTTGTAGACTGGATGCCATAGAGAGGATAGGTCGTGGTCGTGCTTGAGGCAAAATGCGTAAACGCGCTGTTGAGGTTTGCAACACCCATCTGCGTCAGGCTCGATCCGGAATAGCAGGACTCGTCCACGGCATTCGTAACGGTCGTAGCGCCATTTCTATAGAACGTCGTGCCGTTCATCGTGAGCGCTGCGCAGTCCTGGATGAAGGAGACGGGCGTGCTCGTTGCTCCCTGCGCGTCGCTGACAAAAACATCGCCGGTTTCGGTCACCTCCATGCCCGAACTGGAAGAAATGACGAGGGGAATGTATGCGGGATAGTTGGCATTCGAAAGCGCTGCGGGCGGTTCGTAGTGGTTATGGTCGAGCGTCGCGTTGAAAGCGCCGGATGGACCGAGGGTGAATTGACCGTCGTCGAAACTGTTCTAACCGCAGTACACCGAGCTGTATCCCCCTGAGTTGTAGACACAATTCGCGGTTGTCGCGCAATCTGCAAAGACATTTGCGGTGTAGCGGATATTTTCTCCCGAGTTCGAACCGCCTACCCAGAGCCAGTCCTGATTATTGAAGTTGAATGTGTTTCCGGTGATATTCGCCCAGTTTGTGTTCGCCAAGCCCTCACCACCGATGGCGAACCCTTTAAATTGATTGCCTTCGATCGTGATGCTATCGGCACCTCCCGTGCCGCCGATCACGAGCCCTATTTGGTTGTTTCCACTTCCCGTGCCCTGGTCGAAACAGCCGATCATACCCCATTCGTATTTGGTGCCGGTGTTTACGTTGAACGTTACGGCCGTTGAAGTACCTGCGCCGGTGAACGAGAGATGGACGCCCGGGGCGCACTCAATGAGTGGATTATTAGCCGTGATTAAGATGGGCGTCGAGTACGAGCTACTTGCCGTCACAACGACGACCGGACTATTCGTCGATGACGCGACCGCGTGGTTGATCTGCGCACCGATGTCGGCACCTGACCATTGGTCGGCGTACAAGACGTTTTCGATGTTTGGAGCACTCACCTGTCCAGTGAACGTCGAGGTCGGCGCGGTAAAGAGTCCTGTCGATGAGCTGTAGGTCAATAATGAAAAACCGATGAGTGTGCCGGAGCTGTTGAACACTCCCACATAGGTTGTGGTTGCCGGGCCGATGCCAGTCCCCGCCGGCGTACCGCAGATCACCGTTCCCGATGCCGATAGTCCGCTCACGTATTGCGATCCGCCGCACGCTGACCCAATGTAGGAGGAAAGATTGCCGTTTGAATCATAAACACCGAGCGAACTCGTTGCGAGGTTGATTTTCCACGCCCCACTCGTGTACTGAAGAGTGCCGGTCGTATTGGCCGGAAGCGCTTTTCCGTTCAAACCGGTCACGGTGATACTGTCCGTAATGGAGGTCGCTCCCGATGCGGTTCCCGTAGCATCTCCATTGATCGTGAAGGTAATCGTCTGATTTCCCGATATGCAACTCACGGCCAAGGCCACGCTGCCGGTTGAGTTCGCTGCGGTTACGCAACCTTGTCCCGTAAATGAGGTGACGCCGGTATTCGTAAGCGTGATGGCGTTCGAGCTTGTCGATACTGCCAATCCCGTGCTGCCATTTACTGCAATCGATGATGTCGATATGCCCGCGAGCGTTTGGATGGCCGCCGTCAGATAGCTTTGCGCGAGCGAAAGTGTCGTCGTGCTGTTCGCCGCCCCGGCCACCGTACTCACGTTGATCTGCCCGTTCGTGCCAACGATTGTTTGATTTGAACTTGTCGCCCCGTTCAATGTCTGGAGGGCGGCAGTGAGATATGCCTGTACGAGGGAGAATTGAATATTGGCTCCAGTCCCGGCCGATGCGGTGATCTGCGATGATGATTGCACTGAGAGAACCCCAGTGTTCGTAATCGTGGTCGTTGTATTGCTGGAACTCGTTGCCGTTGAGAGAGATATGCCGTTGCCCGCGCTGAACGTATAGGTGGCCGGGGTTGGGAACGTGACCGATCCGCAACTCACGATGCCTGAACTCGTAACGGAATTGATGAATTGATTCGCGCTGCAGGTCTGCGTGCTGCCATTATTCAAGCTCACCGACAATGTGGTCGTTGCTCCCGATACGGTAGATGAAAGTCCGGTGCCGGGCACGATGTTGTAGTTCGCCGCCTGGTTGCCATTCACGGTCGGCCACACCACGCCGAGCGAACTCGACGTGATCGTGACGACCCCTGAAAGGCCGTTCACGCTCGTCACTTTGACCGTGCTGGACGAGAGGAAATCCGAAGGGTTGAACAGTTGCCATGTTCCTGCCCAATTGCCGGTATTCGTCGCCACGCCGGTTCCCGTGATCGTGATGCCGCCGCTCGAGGTGGCAACGGTACAGGTTCCGGCACAGAGGATGTACGCGGGGGTGTAGGTGTTCGAACCATTACCAATCAAAACTTGGCCAGGAAGCGGGGGGGTTGTCGTCCCGGTGCCGCCCAAAGCCGGAGGATAGGCAGCGGCGCGGGTCGTCAAATACTGCCCAACAGAGGCAAGAACAAGGAGGGAGGATAAGGCGAGCAGGAATTTCTTCATGTAACGGATAGTGATTTAAGTATAGGAAACGTGGTTTGGCGCGCTTGGGGATTACTGGTATTGGGCGATGTGAGGTTGGACCGCGAGGCCCGCGGACGGCGGGGACGTGTACGTTATCGTGATGCCCGAAAACTCGTAGTCAATGCCTTGGATCTGCGGCTGACGCCCCAACGTCACCTGGAGATTGCACCGTCCAACGTAAAAACGGTATTCGAGCCGTCGATTGTCCCGTCCACATTTACCAAACGCCACGGCTTCTGGAGATTTGCGGCGATGTCCGAAATCATCTTCGCCGTGATGCCGAGGATCATCTTGTAGGTCTTGCCTGCGGTATTTTTGGTCGAGGCAGCTCCGCCGCCGGTTGCGCTTTCAGCACCACGCGTGACGGTCAAGGTATCAGTGGAAATGGCGGTGACGCGCACGATTTCGGCGTTCGGGTCGTCCGAGGGGTCGGCGAAATCCGTAGCATTCCACCAAGTAGCGTTCCAGTTTGGCGTAGGAAGAAGAGCGCCCTGTCCCGCTTCTAATACGATTGAGGTTGCGTTCTGGTCGTATCCTTGCGATACATTTACTTTAACTAGGTTCTGGACGGAATCGAGCATGATTGAAGTATAGGAAAAGGGGTTTTCGCTGCTTGTGGTTAAGCGATTGAAACGTCTTCGGGGCGCGCGACGCAAAGGCAATTCGGATGTAAAGGTGGAGCGCCGACATCGCCATAGTCGAGCGACATCGTTTTCGCATCGTCTCCTTCACCAACCGTCAAGCTGTCGCCGTTGTTGAAGAAATTCTGGTCGATGCTGATGACCTTGCCATTCAGCGCTTCACAAAAACCACAAGGTTCTTTAGAAGACGTGTACCACTTGATCGTTTTTACGACGCCGGACTGCTGCCAGGCGGTCTTGAGCGCCATGTTCGAAGTCCGAAACGCTTCGGTTTTCGAAACTCTTTCGGCGCGCCAGGTGTCGCTCCATTCATAAATCTCTTTCACATTCGCCGTGATGTCAGACAAACTCGCGCCGCTTGAAACGCCGTCGTTGATTTTTGATTCAAGGGTTGCAAGAGTGGTCTGCTGATAGCTCTCCGACATGCGTGCGATAGAGGCGTGCAGCGCAGCTTTCGCCGTGTCGTTGAAGGGATTGAGGTCGGGCTTGCCGATCTCGGCCGCTGCCGATAGTGCTTCGCTCGCAAACAGTCCTTCCATGATGGGCGTCAAAGCATTTGTCGTTATGGAAATCCAATTGTCGATGTCGAAAAGCTTCGAAGGGTCGATGCCTTTCACCGCGCGAGGGAGATTATTCAGGACTTCCTTTTTCTGCTCGCCGTTCAGCTTGATAATCGTTTCTTTTATTTCGGCTTCGGCTTTTGAAGTGCGTTCGCTCACTGCTTTCCATGCCGCCTCATCCATTTCTTTCGTAGAGAAACTCACATGCTTCGCGGCTTCCTCAACTGCTTTTGCAATGCGGTCTTTAAGGTCTTCTCCCATCTTCTTGCGCATCTCGGCGCGCTTGTGCAGTTTCGTCCTCGCGACACGGAAGGCGACACGTTCGCCGTTCGCGGCTTTGATGGATTTGGAGATTCGTTTCAACGGTTCGGTATTGGGCTTCGCATCGGGATCAACGTCCGTATCTGCCTGCGGTTCCCCAAGCGGTGCGAACGAGGTTGAGCCATAGAGCTTGTCGCCACCTTCAACAGGCCCCATTCCCATAAACTCATCGCGGGTTTCATTCGGGGTAAGGACGGGCTGGCTGCCTGAGGCGGCCTGCATTTCAATTGTCCTGAAGGCTTTATCCTCCGGCACCGGGTCAATGAAGGTGATGTACAGGTTGTCGCCGTAGCGAGGTACCAAGCGTTCATTGAGGAACGAGCAGATGAGCGTCATGTGTGGCTTCACGACACGTTTTGAGAACACATAATCGGCAGTTTCAGCCGTCGCGCGGTTCGTATCGCTTTCAGCAGTTCCTAAAATCGTCCTCGATACCCCGAACATGGCCAGGATGCGGTCACGCATCACATCCGACATGTTCTTGAAATCCATGTCCTTCGGGTTCGAACCGGCGCTCTGCCACTCGACGCCTTTGGGAAGGACGCCGATCCGTTGCATGTTGTCTACGCCCTCGTGCATGTTGGCGAAGCTCAAGCGCAGCACTTCCGTTTGGGTCTCCGAAACGAGCTCGCTCTTGAGGAAACCGGCTGGCCGCGCGCCGTTGATAAAGAACTTGCGATTGAACTCCATCGCGTAGTTGTCGTTATCGATATACTCTGCTCCGGCTTCTACGGGGCTTAATCCCTGGAAGAAATTGCTGGCGTTTGGCAAGCGGAGATGCACGACTTCGTACGGCTTGAACGCCATGTCGGTTGTCGAGTTTTCGAGGCGCATCTTGTAGCCGATCAACTGGTTTGGCCAGGAACGGCGGTCAATAATGGTCTGCACCTTGTCCGGTGGCATGAGGTGAAGGGCTTTGGGCTTATCCGTATCGCTCTTTACGCCTTCGAGCCAGATGTAGGCGTTGCCCGTGAGGTCGAGGCAGGCGGAGATGAGATATTTAAATTCCAGCCCGGTCATGTTGTCGTTCACGCTATCGAGCAAATCCAAAAGCTCATGCTCGGTTTTTTCAACGTGATCCTCGCCATCCACTTCGAACAAGCGCCAGTCAATATTCATGACTTCGCGGGCTTTTGCGTTCACGGCCGCGTAGACGAATCCTTTGTTGTTGGCTAATGCACGCGAGGTATTGATCGAACTCCCGCCGCCTGGAGCCGGAATGTTGAATTGGCTTCCTTCGCTGAACTCACCGAAGACGGAGCGGCCGGCTTTGGTTACCGCGTGATTGATGACGCCGTACTTCGTCATCTGGATTCCCTGCGATTGCTGGTAGGTCTCCGGCTCGATGCGGCCGCGGAAGAACCTATTGAACGTGCGGATAGGCCAGCTAGGTTTCTGGTTGGCGTTCAGACTGGATGTGGGGATGAAGCGGTTGTCCATTTAAGAGTGGTAATAGTAAACCGTGCCGGTGGTGTTCCAAGTGCTCGGGTTTGGGTTCGGGTTCCAGGTGTTATATACGACGACGTATTGCTGCGGAACAACCTGGAAGTTTCTGCGGAAGTCATACGCGGCCCTTTTTTGCTTGTCAGAAAGAACTTGATAGGCCTCGTTAATTTCTTTGAACTGCGCGCCGTCTCCACCAATCTTGTCGGGATGGTATTGGTGCGCCAACTGTCGGTACGCTTTCTTGATGTCCTCCTCTGAGGCCGATGGCGAGATTCCTAAGATGAGATAGTAATCCTTCATTTACGCAGGCAAAATATTTCCGTCCTTTATGGAAAAAGCGTGCTGTCCTGAAAGTCCGGCGGGAGCATAGGGGCACGCAATCTCGCGGTCGATGGTGAGGGGATTTCTCTGAAGGACTTTATGGGCGGGGCTCGTGAGAATGGGAAGGCCGCAGATCGGGCAGCTAATGACTATGGCGTCAATCCACTCGTGGATGGTGATTGTGGATTTCCGCAGAACGACGCGCCGGAACCATGAGGGTTTGACTTGGAGCGGAACAATCGTCGGCCGGAAATAGAAATCTCCTGCCTGCATTGGGTGCTCGGCTGGCTTCGAAACCGAAACGCCGTTAACCACAAGCGTTTCAGCTTCGGTGACGCTTTCTTTTGTGATCTCGCGGGCTTGGGTGGCCTTCAGTACCTCCATTTTCTTTTAAGTATAGGGTTTGCAGGGAAGCTGGCAACAGGTCAGGTATGCACAGGGTTGCTGTTTCCCGTAGAATGGGCAGCGCAAGGCGAGGCAAACATGAAAAGTCAGGTAGCTTTAATCTTATTAGTTCTGATTCTTAGTGCATGCCATAACACGGCGAAACTGACAGGTGGCGATGTCGTTTTGAAGGCTTCACGAGATGCGAATGGAGTTGATTTCTCGTCTACAACTGCCATTCGAAAAGAGGCGGTGGTGCTATGCTTCTACGTAGAACCCAGACCGGCAGGCATTCAGACAGGGTGCGACATAAATGGAGTACTCGCTCCCCGTGGAAGTTCGGTGGGGGTTGAGCCTCCAACGGTGATCGTAAAATGCAAAGGCACGCAACCGATGCAATGTGCGGCAAGGGCGGACTGGTAGTATCTCTTACGCCTCAATCCACTGTATCTTCGGCAGCTCCAAACCCTGGTTAGCCAAGCCCTGAATCAGGTAAACCGCAGCGTCATTGAGGTCGTCGTGTGATTCCACGCCCAGGTTGAACATCTGGCCTAAAAGCTGTTCACATCCTGTGCGGGGGAAAAGGACTGTGCCGTTTTTGATGTACGGCGCGACGACTTGCAACCGCGCCCGCTTATCGCCTTGGGGTTTCATGGGGACGACGGGAAGCATCGCTCGTTCCATTTCCTGTATCGCCGCTTTCTGGTATGCCACGTCTTCCACGAAGAAAAGATTCGCGCCCTTCAGCTCACCCGGGATGTTTCTCACATGCTGCAGAAAATTGTGGAATGTAACATGTTCGTTGTAAGGGTTCGGCCGGATGAATATCTTCGGGGCGTTGTCCACATAAAACACTTCGCCTGACACAATGGCCGTGTAGTCGGCGCCTTCCTTCTGGCTGATGGCAAGGTCAATCCCATGGCCTTTTATGCTTGCTACGGCGTTGGCCGGCCGCTCGTCGTAGTAGTGGATGTCCTCGGGCTTTATGACCGCTTCGTCATCCGAAACGATCTTGAGGAGCATCTCCCGCTGCCAGGCAATAGCCCCCATGTCCCGCTCTTTGTCTTTGAGCGATTGTTCCGTGGGATACATCGCAGGCCAGGTGCAAATACCCTCATTTGTGAGAAGCGGAAATTCGAGGACTTTGAAGCCGGTACCGGGCGCACGTAGTCGGGAAAGCAAAGCGTCCATATGTAAAAGGTTCCCGATGACGACGAGCTTCCCTTTCCGCGCGTCCATGCCTGGCATGATCTCGGAATGGAGCCATCTGTCCGTCTTGTCGCGATTCTCCTTCGTCCTTACCCATTCGCCGTCTTCCGGGTCGTCTACGACGATGAGGCGTGGGCGATATTGGAGATGCCTTAGTCCGCGGACTTTCTGCCCGCGCGATCGGGCGAGGATTCTTACGCCATTCGAAAGGACGATATTCTGCTTCTGCCATTCTTCCCCTTCGCCTTTCAGCGAGAAATCCTCGATGATGTTTCCCTTGATCTCGCCGTAGTCCTGTTTGATAAGCTCATTCGTCTCGAGCTCGTGCTTAATAGCACTGATATTTAGCGTCGCCTGGCGGGACGAATCGGCGACGAGGATAATGAAGGGATACTTTTCGGGGTATTCAAGCGCCGCCCATAGCGGAAGCGCCAAACTACCGAACGTGCTTTTCCCTGAGCCGCGGAAGCCGAGGATAAGGACACGACGTTCGTCATCACTCGCTAAAGCATGGATGAGTTCAGGATGAAATGTGGCCGGCGGGTCGGTGAAATAGCCGGTGAGGTAAACGAGCGAAAAGCCGAGGAGGGATTTGCGGCTCTCTTTGCGTGCTTCGAAGCTGTCGAAGGGGGAATCAGGAAGTGGGAGGACTGGTGGGTTGTGCATCCTCCTTCGGGGCTTCTAGTAATCCCCAGTTTGTGAACACGGCGCGGATTGCTTGCTTGCGGTCTTCGGGCAGTGGCGTATTGCGGATAGTCGCGTCCAGGGTGCCGAGCTTGCGTTCAAATACGCCGGCGTCGAAGAGTTTGTCGAAAACGGCGCTATGGGCTTCGCGTATCTCCCTGAGCGCCATGACGCGCGCCTGGGGATTGATATACGGTGCCTGGGCAATCTCCCACGCGACTTTCACTACCTGGGTCATCGTGTCTTCGAATGAGGCTAAAGCATAGGCGAGGGTTTGGCGATCGGCGCGTTTGATACGTTCCCGGTACACTTTGCCGAGAAGCTTCGAGAGAAAATCCCGGTCCATGCTGATGCCTTCCACCCTCAGCTTTTCGAGCAGCTCGGCATTCGTCATTTGGTGGTCAACGGAAACGAGCGCGCGGATGCGGGATTTGTAAAAGTCTTGCTTGTCTTTGGCTATGGCTGGCATGAAAAGCGGTTATGGGAGGGTTTGAGATAACACTATCATGGCTGTGATATTATGCCAGCCGTGCATGCAGGGACGGCAGGTATTGCAGTAGGCGTGGGCGTATTCACCTTCCTATTCATTGCGAGTTGGGTATCACTAGAAGACGCACTTTATCAGTTTTCAGATGAGTTTGAAAAGCAAGTGGCGATCTATCTGGACATAATGAAATTCGTTCTGAGTATGGCGGGTGCAGGAATCGTGCTAGTAGTCAGTGCAACAATCTTTCGGTCGAGCGATCCCGCAAAACCTTTACCGCCACGATACGCTTCGCCCTTAGCTATCTTGGCTTTGACCATCCTTTACGGGGTGTTGTTCATGATTTTTCTCGCAAGGGACTATGAAGTATCAAAGCGGGGTGAGGATCTATATAACCGATGGCGCTATGCGAGAAACAAGGCACTCGGCTTTTCAACGATTATGTGCTTTTGTCTAGGATATGGATGGCTGGTCATTGCCGCCGTGATGGGACAACCGCCCCAATAGATCGGAAATCTTTTTTAAGTCGTCAAAGTCACCCACAACCTCTATCCGCGCTTTCATCTTGTGGAGCTTTTTGAGGACTTCCGGGTCGGTCGCTTCATGCAAAGCCTTCTCCAGTTCCTTCTGGCTCACCGCTGGGCCGAATTTGATGGTGTAGCGTTCGATCATGGATTTGGGGTTTTCTCTTTGAGGGTACTCAGGAATAATTCCTCGAGGAAAGTCCGTATTGCGCGCTCGGTTGTTGGGGCGGTAATCGTGAAATTACGGCCAACAATTGTATGCCTGGCATCCTGAACCTCGATGAGGTTGTCTTCGACGAGCTTGATGAGATTGTCGATATCGGGTCGTTCGATCATTATCTTTTTGCTAATCGTTTTTGGAACCGGCGCTTATAGCGGTCTATCCGCTTTTTGCTCCAATGGGATGGGAAGGTTTTGCGCTCGGTGAGGAGTTTCATGCATTCAGAAGTTCGGGGTTTTCGTGGATGTTACCGAGGACTTTATAAAACTTGCAGTTGAAATCGTACA